TAAGAACCTCCTATTGAAGATTCCATATCAGTGCCCGCCTCGATACTGAACTGGCAGTTGGGTATTAACCCCGTTAGTTCAGGGAGTTTCGGCAGTCTCCTTCTGCTCCTGGAATCTTCCAGGAAAGTCCGAATATGCGTTCTCGGCAAACGATTGATGTTTCACATCTTATCTCTTGAGCGCAAGAGAAACGTCCTCCATCTACCCTGGAGGAACTGGGTGCTGGGCTGGCGAGAAAGGACCTAAGTTGTGGGGTAAGAACTTAGGCGGCCCGACATTAGGACTGGTATCCTTACCTTCCCAGTCCTTTGCTGTCGTTTTAGTTGTTTTCTTTTTAGAGTTCTTGCAAGTCTTTTGTTAGTTTGTTTTGTTTTGTTAAGGTCAGACTTTAAGTTTTCCTGCTGTAGAACTACGAACATTTAGTAGACTTATTTTATTTTATTTTGTTTTGTCTACGTTGATTAACCCCGATCTATCAATGAGTACCTTCAAGTTGTCGTTTAGAACTTTTTGAACGACTCGTTACTGACTTCCTCTATCAAGGATCTGAGATCCCTTCTGTAGTCTGCTCTCTCTCTTGATAATACTGAACTAGAGCCCAAAGCTACTTTTCTTTCGGAAGTGGGTTTCTCTTGAGTCTTGAAATCTGCGTTCTGGATGGCCACTAATGCTCTTTCTGTTGGAACTTCTTCTCCACTCTTGTCGTAATACTTTACGATGGTCTTGTCTCTGTCCTGGACAATCTTTCTTGAGCATTCCTGTAAGTAGGTGTTCCATGCGGTGATCCGATTGTTGTAAGACTCAAACTGAGCTATAAAAGCTGTTAAGTTAGCAAACCAGTCTGCAATATCATAGTCGATCGGAGGGGGATAGTCTGACCAAGTTTCTTGGCAATAACTATAAAAGAACTGTAAGTCTGATATGACTGGTGCTAGTGATGGTAGCGTATAACCGTTAATTTGATTTCTTCGGGGTACGGGGTTCCTAACTACCTGAGACGCGCTTAGCTGCTTGATGTGTTTAGCTGCAGAAGCTGGGTGCTTTAGAAGTTGATTCAATTCTGTCAAGACTCTTGTTTCTGTCCACGGTCTCCAGCTGTAGATGCTATTAGTGACTGCTTGAGCAAATTCTGTCATAGCCCTTGTGCTAGCACATACCGTCGCCGCTCTCTTCTTACATATAGAAGCCATGATCGGCGCGTTCGATGAAGGTAACCAAGCCATGTTAGATTTTGGTTTCAATTCTATCGTGTAAGCTGATGCTTCTCCTGTAGTAATGTTCACTGCTGGCCTTGGTGGGACGATTATGTATGCTACTGGTTCTTCCCATGTCTCTCTTACATCCACTTGTCCTTGCATATTTGAATGGAATAGCTGCCTGTTAGATATAAATGACTTAATATCGATCTGAGTCTGCTTCTTTAAGTCAATTTGAGTATCTGAGTAATCCAACAGCGATGTGATATTAGATGTGTCAAACGTGTCTGCAGGTAAACATCCTAGATACATTTCTCCTGCTATGTTCGCGCTCGGTGCATGTATGACGACTTGCAACGTGGTTCCGTATACTACTTGCTTTTCCAATCCTACCGTGTTTCCGTATGTGTCGGTGAAATTTCCTCCTCTGAGTTGATCTTGTGTGATGGTAGCGTTGGGAAGAAGTGCTGGGACTACAGCTATTCCGTCTCTAATAGGCACTGCTCCAGCGCTCATTGCGTATGTTGGGCTGAGAGTGATTAACGTGTACTGGGCTGCCTGTTCTGCTGTGACTGTCACGAATTTTCTTCCTCGAATGATTCCAGAATTCATTTGTAGAATCTGGTTTTCGTATTGGGTGATAGGCACATCTAAGAACCCTGGTCTGGCACAAGATGCTGCAAACAATGCTTCAGGAGAAACGTTAGCTAAGATTCTTTCCATTGATGCTGCTTGATTTCCCACCGTGTCGTACACTCCTATGTGGGAAGCGTCTCGTTTTTGTTTCTTAACTCTCTTCTTGATACCGGACAGATTCTTTCTTTCTCGATATGGGTCTGCTACCCTTACTTTTCTGTGGTCATATTCCTTGCGCACCTTCTTCAAGGCTGATTTGATAGCCTTCTTCTCTACTGCTTTCTCTACTTTCTTGATAGTCTTCTTACTTTCCATTACTGTTGTTGTTAATAAATATATTATAAGCCTTTCAACGAGGTCTTCTTTCATTCCTTAGGCTTATAAATTGCATGGATGAGGCAGTAGGATGCCCAATTTCGCTTCTTTATGGGCTAGGATCGACAACAATACATCGTAAAACTTGTGGATCTGTTTTATAGAGCAATCTGACCATTTTGCGAATTGTTCGAAATATTCGTTGGTCAGCTTCACGTTCCATTCGTTTTTGACGATGATGTTATGCTTTTTCTTGATGTAAGCACACGTTCTTGTTTGTGCCATTTTGATTCTCATCATGGCTAGTTCGTGGTATATGGGTCCTTTAGTTTCCATGTCTAAACTTCTTCCCCACACGAAACTATAATTTTCTGGGATCTTTAGTTCTTCTACTTGTCCCGCGTATCTTTGTCCTTTTGCGAACACGGAGTCTGGTTTTCTGACCCACTGACCGTCGCTCATGTCCTCTAATCTTGCTACGAGCATTTTACTGCAAAATTCGGCTACATTCCTTGGGTTTTTAGACCATTCTAAGACTTGTCCTAATCCAAATTCTCTGTCGGATTTGTTCGTGGCATACAGAGCCTGCAGCATTTCATCGTACTGTTTTTCATATTTCTTTTCGATCCACATTATAGCGTCATCCCCTGCTACTCGAAGTACGTAGGCACTCTCTGGGACTTTTGCTAGCATTGCTGCAAATTTATGGCTAAAGATCACCCTTAAGGTATTTCCTAGAGTCGTCAGTGTGGGGGCTCCGCTAAAAGTAGTTCCTCGGATTTTGACATATCCGTAGCTCTTACCGTTTTGTCCTTTAATGCATATTTTGGCTACTTCTTTTTTCAAAATTTTGTAGATTTGAGAAACTAGGATGTTAGGTTCTTTCGCTCCGTAGTTCTGAAAAAACTTTTCAACCTCTGGCCTTAGCCAATCCCACACTTCATGGTCTACGGCTCGTATGAGTTTGTAATGCTGATGACTGTCATGGGATCCTCCGTCCATGGAGTAGCATATTGGGTTGTCTAGTCGTTCTATGTATGGATATGTTCTATTCCAGAAATCTTGGGAATTTTCTGCATGAACGAATTCTGGCATGTTGTGTTTCATTATCGTGAAGGCTATTTGTTGCATCCATGTTATAGTTCCACACAAAGATTCATGAGGTACCATGATTGGTCTAGCTCTATCTTTGATTCCCGCGATTACATGTCCATCCATAGCTGGGCCAAAAGACATGTACATTTCTAAGTTCTTGACCATCAAATCAAATTGGTATTTCCATTCTGAATATCCTCCTCCCATTTGTTGTCTGATTGTGGTTGAATACTTGCGCTTCTTGGATGATCCCCAGTCTGTGGATTCTAGCCACTCTTTGATATTTTTGGTCTTATATGGAGGCACTTCAAATTTGGTCAGGCTGTTCTTAACCACTTCCTTCAATTTTTTCATGATGGCATCGCTTGGAGTAAGCAGCGTTCCTACTTGTCTGTCGAACAGTGCCATCAATATGCTCACTATGCTTCTGCCATCGTGGCAGTGGGGCATGGAGACTTCTTTGTCCTTCTCTATCATGTATCCTGCTATCTTTGGCTGTTGTTGCTTTTTGATGTCCTTCTTATAATCTTTTGTCATGTTGGTTCTGTCTATTCTGTTGACTGTCAAATTCTTATTGACGAAAAATACAGGCATTTGTTTTTCCACTTTGAAGTATGTGTTTGTCGTTTTCTGGAAATTATTCCGTTGTTCGCTTCTTATTTCTGTGAAGTCCATTTTGTACTGAAGATTAGTCGATGGGTTAGTAGAGAAATCGTAATGTACCTCCATCCTGATTGGGTCCATATAGTAGTTAGTTCTCTTCCTAGGTTGTAGTGGTTCTTCCTTAACCTCGTTCTTAACCTTCCATGCTTTCTGGAAATCGAACGTTTCTTCTTCGGTGCACATCTTTCCTATCAACAATTTGTTCAAATCCACCGAATCCTCAATAGATAGTGTGTTGTTTTCTGGCCATATGGCTGCAGAAATTTTCCTTCCAGCTGTTTTTATGTAAGGCCAAAGAATGTAAGCCGTCAGTCCTGTCGCTGCTCCTATCGCTGCCAGTTTAGTCCAAGAGAATTCTGTTTTAGGCATCGTTTTCATTATGTCATTCTCAAGTGTAGCTACTGCATTTTCTGCATACTTCGCGGCCTCTATGGTCATTCCTTCTTTGGTTCTTACTTGATGAAAGATCTCGGCCCTCAATTGATCTGCCGCCGTTTTTATTTGAGACTGTGCTCCTGGTTTCCATGGCAACATACTGGGTTTATATTCTGCTGATGACATCTTTACTGCTTTGAATGGATTTTCTACTGGCTTTCTTTGCATGATGTTCCATAAGTGGTTGTTTTGTTGGGGCACCTCCATGAGATTAGAAAATCCGGTCAAAAAACCTTTTTGTCTATTTTGTGCCATACTTGATACTGCAGCTAGTGCCATCACACTTGGGGCTGTAGCAATTTGATTTTGAAGGTCCTTTATGTTCCTGATGCTATTCCTAGCCCATTCTTTAGTGTTCAGTACATGTTTTGTAGCATTGAAAGCTGCATAAGCTGAACTCCCCATGAGAGCTCCTGCTATTAGTGGTTTCACTCCTGCTTTATGTCTTTCCAATAGATGCAACGCTGTAAAGGTCAATTGGCTTACTGTGTGTGGGGACATCATTTTAACGTCTATTTGGTCCCTTTTAGCGGTTGGATTTAGGCCTCTCCTTCTTTCAATCTGGTTTTCTACTGAGTATTTTAGATTCTTTGCTTCATAATTTCTTATCTCGTCTTCATTTATACCAGCTCTTGCTGCTAGTGTGGCCAAGCTTATGGAATCATTCTTTTGCTGATGCAATGTTTCGAACAACCAATCTACCCCCTCATATGTAGCTGACACTTTTATGGGGTCCAAAAAGCATACTTCTTCTGTTTGAGAATGGAAAAATGTAGTGTATCCCAGTATAGCGTTCTTTACATGATGTCTGAATTCCACTAATTCGTGTTTGTAAGGGATGCCGCTAGATCTAGTGAGCATTTCGACGTATCCATGATTTACTCCAGCTGTGATCTGTACGGGTCCCTGTTCGTTTACTAGTCGATAGATTCCGGTCATTCGAGGAAATTCAATTCCTGAGCAAATTTTTAATCCTTGGAGGGGGTTATTCAGATTGTAGTAGTGAGCGTCTGTCATGGTTATTATATCTGTGCTTAAGCTATCTGCGGTAGTGAAGTAGCTCTTTACCGGTGCGTGGAATCTGATCTTTATGTATTTATCTTTGTATCGTATATTCACTACTGGTTGCCTATCTAGTGCTTCCATGTAAGTGTGGAGTTCTTTGCCGTAGTATATCTTGTTATACTCGGTGTCGTCGGGTCTGTATGGTATCAGATCGATCCGGTAGTCGCAGTAGTCAATTTTAGTGTCATGCTTAGCGAACATAGTGTGTAGGGAGGTCCATTTGCTTCCTAGATCTATGATTCTCCTGTACCTTCCCGAACTGATCTGAGCCAATGCTGCGTTCCATGTCATGGCGTGAAAAATATTTACTAGTCTCCTTATGTCTTCGTGTCCTCCATGAGCATAGATTTTTCTAGCTCTAGATGCTTTCGGTATTATGGCATCCAAGCCATTGTGAGAGATTGCTGCCAAAAGTTCGTCCGTTAAATTCTCATTAAACTGGCATCTAAATCCCGTGCGATGATCGTAGACCTTGGAATCTGGTCTTCCATTCTGTTCTTTTTCTTCTCGGTCTAGATAGACCCCACCTCTCAATTGAGGATTGAAATGTTTGTCCACAAATCTTTCCCATTCGTCTGATTTCATTGCTACGTATGCGTGTCCTATGTTCTTGTGTTCAGCTTTGCTGATCAACACAAAGAAAGATTTCTTGTTTCTGGTCTGTAACTTTTCCTTTAGCCACATAGCGTTGACTGTTTCCGTATTGTGGGGGGACCAATTTCCCGATAGAATGAAGTAAACAAAATCTGCACAGTTGCCGTCCGGCATGGGCATCAAGATCCATTCACCTGTCTTATCTTTAGTGTTTTCTTTGTTCACCGTATCCAAGAGTTCTCTGAAGGCTTCTTTGGTTGATAAATTCTTGTGGATTACGTTGGTTTTTGGAACTCTAGGAACCCCTACTGTCTTCATCTTCAGCTTAGCGTCTTTACTCGCTATGAACACGTTAGTCTTTTCTCCGACGAAGTCGTTCCACTCGGGTTCCTCATCTGGGTCCGAATCATCTTCTCCTCCTGTTTCTCTGAAGTCGTTCAAAGATGGATTGAGAGTTCCTTTGATAGGCACGAAACTGGTGTATGACATTTCTTTTACGATTTCTTCTCCATTTTTTAATTCTTGCAGCTCCTGTTCACACTTTTCCAAAGTCTTATCGAACTCTTTCAGGAATTCCATTTTCTTTTTGTTCTCAATTTCCGTGTGCTCTTTTTGTAATTGCTCTTTGATTTCTTGTTCTTTGGCAATCATTTCCTGGGTTTTCCTTTCACATAGAGCTTCGTACTCTCTTCTAGCTCTGGCTTTTTCCGTTTCCAGAGCAGCTTTCATCCTTTCTTGTTCCCTTCTTAGGTTTTCCAGTTCGCTCTCCGCCATCTTTTTCCTCTCTTCCTCTAGGGCTAGTTTCCTGTTGTTTTCTTTGGAATCTATCAGTTGTCGCCTTAAAATTTTTAGTTCTTCCATGATGGATGGTATTTCCTGATTGACATTTTTTGAAGATTTTTGAGTAAAGGCTTCGAGGATTCCTGGTTTTATTCTGGATTCGTCGCTTTTATTGTTGTATGTGGCATGAGTTTTCAAGATCTCAGAGAGGTTTTTATTCATCAACTTCAGTCCCTGGAGTTTCTGGTATAATTGGCTTCGAGTTTTGTTTTTTTGTCTAGCCTCGTTGAAAGAGTTCCGGGCTACTTTGTTGACTTCTTCAGGGGATATTTTGGGACAAAATCTGTCTATTTTTGTTATAGTTTGATCTGCTATTTTGAAAACCTCTTCGTACCTAGCTTCCAGTGAAGCCAGTTTGGGGAGCGCTGTTTTGAAGAGTTTGAAAGAATTCTTTTTTGTGGTTTCTTTTTTTTCGATTTCCGGTTCGCTCTCGCTTTCTTCTTCCTCTCCGTCTGACTCTGTAAGCTCTCTTTCTGACTGCTCCTCCCAGATTGGATCTTTCTTCTCTTCTTCTTTCTTTTCTTGTTTTTCCTCACTAGAGGGTACAGCGATCTGATTTTCAGGTTTATCTCCAATGGTGACGATCTCCTCTTTTGCTAGAATCTCCTCCTTCTGCATGGATATATAGCCTATTTGTTCCGTTAAGTGAATCGAGGGTTCTATCCTTTTTATGTTGTAGATATGCCAAATGAGTTCCCCTTGTTTTACACCGTTGAAGTATTTGTTGTGAATGTGTTTCTGTTCTAGAGCCTGGAGCCCACTAGGGGTATCCATTTCCTCGTCGTCTTCCGTCCATGGTTTTTCTGAAGGCTTGTATTCTCTACGGCGATTTTTTGCTGGCCAGATATTTAGTATTTGTTGATTCAAATCTTTTGTCATTTCTTCCATGTATTTTTTAATGACACTTTGCATTCCTTCTGCGGGAATTTTTGGGACAGCCTCCTCTTTTTTGGTTTGTTCTGAGATTACTTCTTCTTTCTTTGTGACTTCTTTGTTGTCAGGTTTTTTCTTTTCTTCTAGGACGTATTCATTAGGTTTCTCTGCTTGTTTGTCTTGTCCTTTTTTGTCTGAAATTACATCATCTTTCTGTTTTTGCGTTTTCCTTTGGTACTCCGCTGGTTCTTCTGACTGTTCATAGCTCAAACAGCTATCTTGGTCACACGTCTTAAATTTCTCATAGCCGTCCAGAGTATAACAGCTAGTTTCTTCTTCTCTCTCCGCTAGATTCTTCATGTGTGGTCTTGTTTTGGTGTTGTTTGGATTGGCTTTGACGACATATTCTTCTTGCCTTTCTCTTTGTTTCCTGAAAGTGCCTGCTGGTTGTGCTGCTCTTTCGAAGACATTTTTCTTTTCGAATTTTGGATCTATTGAACTTTCGACTTTTCTTTGGTAGTACATTACTCCATGTCTGGCTGCCATCTGCGCTTGTTTTATGTCTTCGTTGCATTGTTTGCGGATTCCCTCGAGGTGTTCTCTGTATTCCCTGTTCTGCTCTTTCTTCATGATAGATTTGCTCTTTTTACCCGCGTACTCGTCTTTTCTGTTTCCTTTTCCTGATCTTTTCATTCCTACGCTGATCTTCGAAAAAATCTCGTCTCTCTTGGTTTCGTCGTAAGCCCATGCCCATGGGGGTACTATCTTATCCCCAAAAGAGTACAAGTAACACTCACCGTGTTCATATGGTTCATAATCTGAATCGGAAGAATCTTCTCCTGTGACCACGGGGAATACGTACTGTTTAGGTTTCAATATGTAGTCATACATAGTTCTTTTGTCTTTGGCTTTCACGTTGAAAAAGTCAGGGTGAACTTTTACGGAAACTTCGGGCAGTCTTTCTCCAAATGTTTTGTGGTTGGCTACTTCTATAAGATATCCTTTTTCATTTGTGCACCTCTTAGTCTCTGATATCTTAAATCCGAATGCGTTGCACAAGAAAAGTGGGACCAAGAGATCTACTAAAGTATAGTAAATCATTTCGTCGTCCAATTCCCATCCAAATCTGCGCACACATTGGTACTTGCTGTTTCGTGTAATCTTGTTCAATCCGAATAATGGTGCCATTTTTGCCATGCCTACTGGTTGTGCTTTTCCTTGCCAAGCGTTTGGCCATACGTATTGAGTATCTATCCCTGCTACGTCTTCGTTGTTGAGTGCCCATCCATAGATTTCTACGCATCCAGTGTCCGTGTCTTTCCACTTCCTACATTCTTTCATGATCCTTTCAGTGGATTTATACACTGACACCAGTCTATCGTGTTCTTCCTGATTCAGGATGGCTAGTCCTAATTTCATAAATGATCCATGTTCATAGTCTATGATAGTAAGATGGTTATACCATCTATTTGAATTATGGATTGCGCACTTTTCTGAGTCGATCACGACTGTACCCGATTTCAGCACTGCAGCACCCATTTGGATTTCCGTTAAATGCTGAATCACCATTGGGTATGATTTTTCTACCGTTTTGCCTTTCTTTTTGATGCTCGAGGTCACGGTCCCAAAAGTATAGTTCTTTTCGGCGATTTCTGGGATCCGTACCATGGTAGTTTGGTCTGTCATGCATGATTTGTTTCGCACTCGCATCTTGATGTATTTCCATCGATGTTCTGAAGACACCCACGAATCTAAATCCTGATGCATTGTTA